TCTTTCGTACTGACAAACGGGCGCATTGTCCCGATATTCAATCTACCTTCCTGAGCCATTAAAGCAGCGATTTCTCCCTGTCCTCCATTTGCTCCAATAATATCTACATTTATTTTCATTTATTTTTCCTCCTTTCTATTTTTAAACGATTCTTACTTTAATTCTCTTTGCCAATGCAATAGGAGAATCACTTGAATTCATACTCGATGCTGCTCCTGCTGCAACTGCTTCCAGTGCCTGAGCCACGATTTGATTGGTGTAACTTGTGGAAGCCTCACCAGACGAAGCTGTATCAGCTGCATGAAGTTGTAAAAACCCTACTCCATTACTTTCCAAAAAGTCTCCAATAGCAATATTAGTTCCATCTTCTACAATAGCATACACTATATCACCTCTGTTAGGTATCCAAACTTGTACAAGTGTACTTACTGCATATTGATCAGTGATTTCCTTACCTTGCAGTTCATCTTCCAAGGCAAACATTGGTATTGCATTTCCACCTTCAGTGCTATGTGCTTGAACATAACCAGCAGTGGCGTTCAATTCCAATAACATACCCGGAGTAATAGCTACGGCTGTCGATAAGATTTCCTCAATGACATTCGAATACTTTTTAAGCTTAATTGTGTTATATGACATTTGTTTTCCTCCTTTCCTTAGTTTTTAGAAGACTCTTTTTCCAACTCTATTCCTGTTGGAAACAAAGGTTCTTCTTCATTAACATTAACTTTAGGCCGTTCGGCATTTCCTCCAAGTATTGAAAAATCGGTCTCATCTTTCAATGTAGACTTATACAGTTTTTCAAGTGAGTCCATCGACATTTCTTTAAAATCGGCCTCTGTATATATGTCTTCAGTATTCGCTAAAATACTTTTTGACATTTTTTCACGATCTGCATCGTACCTTTTTTTACCATACGCTTGCACTTCAGTATCTACAACTGGTAGAGTCTTTTTGTAATCCTCTATCACTTGCTTTTTCTCATCCTCATTCAGTTGAGGAGTTTCTTCTTTTTTTACCTCTGGCTCATTTGGGAGCATCTTATCAATAGTTGCTTCCTCCAAAGTCGATAACCACTCTTTATCCTCTTCAGTGTACTTTGTCAACTTGTGGTCGATAAGTGCTTTCACTTTATCAGGACAAGGAGCTTTCTTTAATTCACTCATTGTTTTAACCTCCTTTTTAGGTTTGTTATTACTTAGTTTTGTTCTTTTGAAAGATTTCTCCTCCAAGGCCACAAAATTAACCTCTCTTTGTACTTCAACAGGATCTCCAACGAATTCCACTTCATCATTAACTGATACAGCATAATTCTGTTGGTAAAATGATGTACCTTCTCCCTGCATACGTACCTCATAAATGAGTTTGTTGTCATACAGTTCAACCAGATAATGATACTTCACTTGAGTATCCTTACCATCCAATTCCGCTTGTACTAATTGCAATTTCTCACGGTAACCATTCTCATTATCCGTGATGTGATCAACAATAGTATTCTCAGAATTGTACACTTTTACCTGCTTTAAATCTAATTCTACTTTTTTCACTTCATTACCTCCTTTCTTATTAACTCTGATTCCACAACCATCCGTCCAAGAACAAGCACCTGTCCCGCCGGGCAGGAGAGCCAAATGATCTGGTCTGTGATTTCTGGCTATTGATCCATATGATTCTCCATGCCATTCACCTGGCACGTTTTCCTCCTCTGTAAACACCCCAACACTCACCTGTAATTCCTGTTGATCTCTGATAGCCTGTAAAGCTATATCACTCTGTTCTTGTAATCGCCTCTCATCCAACCAGGCTTCCGCTTTCAATTTATCTTCATCCATGTGAGTATTAAAAATCCGTCCTACCTTTACCTTTGCTAACATTGCAGGTGAATTGGCAGAAACATTTCCTCCATCAACCGTCGGGTGTTGAACGGTTACTGGAATACCATCCCAGGACTCAGGAAACTTGCCTAAATCCTCTGATAAATGTAGTAATGGACCTTGTGATCCGTTATGTACCCCTTCAACCATCATTACTACCGGCACTACAATATAATTCCTACCTTCATAGACTTCTGAACGGATTACATATTCACTATTTACTTGTATGTATATATTCATATCGTTTATATGTTATTTCCTTTCTTTATATGGAATCGCACAACATCTGCAACCCGGGTGGAGCGGGATCATCCCCTCAATCCTATCCAATGTAAACACTTCCCTTTCCAAAGCATTACATCTGTCACAAACCCGGTCATCGCCAGCCGTAACCCATTCCGCCTTCACCTTAACTCCTTCAACTGCCCAATTCCTATATTCCTGTATTGTTGCGTTGTGATGAGCTCTTATTATTTCCGTACGAGCCAACATCTCCGCCCTACGAGCAGCCGGAACAAATCTCCCCAACGTATCAGTCAAAGCCAATTCACCCATTCCGGTTCCGTTAATCGTTGCAATCAATTTCCGGGCTAATACCCTCGGCCCATCTCCGTCTGCCATTCCCTGAGCCAGAATACGGCTTATTTGGGTGTCCATAGCCGCTGTAATGCCTTTTAAGCCACTAAACGTTCTGCTATATAGTAATCCTACCCTATCAATATGAAATGGCGTAGACATGCTTATTTCAATTCCTCCTGTTTGATCAATTGTCGGTACATCAAACCCAGCTTTCTTCAATTCATATCTTGCTCGTATTACTCCCCGCTTGTAACTATCCTGAATATACTTATTTGTCCAGGCATCTTCCACTCCAACTCCTACTTGTTGAAATTCTCCTACTTCCAATATTCCTCTTTCCACTTGTCGGTTTAACCACTCCATAAAAGCATTTACCTTATCCGCTGAACGTGGAAATACAAATGCCTGCCTGCCTGGAGGTACCATTTGATAGAATCCAGCTTGCAAACCAAAACAATCCTCCTCAATAATAGCCTTCCTTATTACAACAGTCAATTCCCGGAATCGTTTACGCATATCCCTGGCAAATCCGTTGCGTAAGACAGTCGTACGTGTTGGATCGTATGAGTTTATTTGAATTTGACTATATGTTGCTGTTTCTACCATTATTCCCAATAAAAAACAATTCCTTTTTTATGTTTCCTCACAAGCGTTATATTCGTAATCTTATTTGCACTAAAATCAAACTCAACAGCATCATGTACTTTTATCTTTACACTTGTCAGTTGACTGTGATCAAAATAACGGCTTACCCCGTTTTCATCTACCAACCAACTCAACCCCTGTGATGCTGTTATGTATTGAACTACTCCTTCCATTATTCTTCAATTTCTTCTAAACGATATTTTTTCAATTCTGTTTTAATATCCTTTCCATCCTCCGTTAAAACCAACTCACCATTCTCACTAGATGCCTGCCGTAAAATATCAATCATTATAACATCATCAACCTTAATATGAATATGGGCTTCTACAACATTAGAATCCTTAACCCCTAAAAGTTGTAATATCTCCCATCCTATTTGATTCCCCATTCCTATTGCCATAATTTCTATTTGTTTTGGTTAAACAATATATTTATTCCTCCTGCTTTTCTTTTTCTACACGTTGTCTTTCAATTTCTTCCTCCGCCGGTGTAGCCATTCTCTCCTCCTCTTCCTTAATATGAGCCTCACGGGCTTCTATAACCTGATCAACAACTTCCTTGTCTAATCCTAAGAAAAGTTTTAAAAACACATCAGGTGGAATTGTCATTTCAGCCATCGGTGAAGCTGCATACTTACTCAACGCCTCAGAACGTAATTTCCCAATATCAACCTTTTCCTTTTCACTCTGAGCAAACAAATCCTGCCACGTTACGTTATACTTCTCTTTTGATTCCGGCAATACTTTATACTCAATACAACGATCCACGAACGGGCGTACTATGTTTGGTTCTGCAAATTCCTCCCTACGTGACTTTACAAATGTTAACCACTCTGCTTTATCCTGGTTGCTGGACAACTCCCCTCGCTCAGATCCTGTTAATATACGCTTTGGTATTCCCGTAACGGCTGAAATCATTTGTAATTGAACATCTACGTGCTTATCTGGATTAGCAACTTGTTGATCTAAATTATCTAAATCAATTCCTTCACTAATTAAAATTCGAGTTAAATCATGTTCATATTCTTTAATCTGATCCTGTAAATCGTCCTTTGTATCCGTGGTCATTGTAAAATCCTTATCCAACTTTCCATGATAACCAGGTCGGGCGCCACGCCAAAACATTTCAGCGGATCCTCCGACTAACTTTTCCAAATCCATCAGCCTATTATAAACCACCTCCAATCTGGGGGTACCTTTAACATCTGATTCCAACTTTTCATCCGTCACATGAATAATCCTAGTATGATGAACCACTACCGATTTGCTTCCTCCACCTGGATCATTAATTTCAATGGTGTATTCAACCGGCAATCCATATCTGGGACTCCTGGCATACGTTTCCCATTTAGTGATTTCCGCGTTAGCTTGTGAATATGGTTTGGTGTACATTAATTTCCTATTTCCTGGTAGTACTTGTAAAGCAAAATCATCCTGTTTCTTTACATCATCCAAACCGAGTAACAAAATACCAAATTCTCCAATCCCTGTCAGTTTATCCAACCTTGTAAACTGAGATTTTAAATGTAACCTGTCTCTCAACTCAACCCAATCCTTTTCAATAGCTGTTTCCGTATCATCATCCGTTTCAATTATTTCCAAATCTCCTTGCCATGTAACTTTAATCGGTCGATCAATAATTGCCTTTGCAATATCCTGTCTCATATACCTACTGGCATAATCAGCGTAGGTTGGATTTTTCTTATACCCCAACGCCTCATATATATCCCTATCAGTCCCGTATTGCTGTCCTAACTTGGCTGCCAACTGAGCCCTGCCTACTAATTGACTCGTCAGGTTTTGTATTTGATTTGGAGATAGTTTAGTTCTGTTTTTCATATTATTATTTTATTAAGCTGGAACACAAGATATTATTGATACCACAATAGCTAACAATACCATTGTAAATACTAATACTATCCAACCACATCCACCTGTTAATTCTCCTTTTTTCATAATCTATGGATTAAAAAAATATATCTTTTGCCCTGCATCTCTAGTATCCAAATGAACCCAATCTACACCGGCTTCCAATCGTATTGGATAAGGTAAGTCTTCTTGGTTTCTTACTAACCAATTTCTAACCTTTTCAGCTGGCATTCCCTTTACACTAAAATCAAATGCCTGAGCCGTACTGTGTGCACTCATTCTCACTTTACCCTCAATAGTCCATTTACGAGCTAATTGGCAAATATTACAACGCACTCCACTTTGAGTTTGATTTCCACCCCACTCATAATTATTAATATAAATTGTCTTGTTCAACTTCTCTTTTATCCAATCTATTGTAATTATAGCTCTAGGATCAAAAAACTGCCATGCCTTATTCCCATACCTAATATAGATATGCCGGCAAACCAATTCGTGAAGTTTGAAATACTTACTTTCCATTTTTCTTATCAATATACTGCTTTCCAGTAATTAGAAATACAATAAAAGGCATCGCAAACATAACGGTTGCTGAACCTCCGTTTTCAATATCCAAATAAGTTGCACATCCTAATATCAGGACTGCTACAATCTTTGACCATGTTAATGTAATTGCAAATTTCATATCATTTATTTTACTGATTTCATAACTCGTCCCTCTGTTGGAGTGGTTGCTCCTCTGGTTTGAAAATATTTCTCATACATATCTTTTCTGAATTTTACGAATTCCTCAAATTTCTCCTCCGCCCCTTCTCTATCTCCATTCAGTAGGCTCAAAGTATATTCATTTTGCAGATCGTAGGAATACATTATAACCCATAACAAATCCCCTGGCACATATTTTGTCCACAGTATTTCAGTTTTGGTTTGTAATCCTCCTATTGCCTTAGCATTAATATAGCCTGAACTGATCAATGCCAATGAAATTACTATAATAGAAGTAACCGCCCATTGTTTCCACCGTCTTTCGTATTTAACAACTTCCTGAACCTTCTTATCGAAGTGATTGAATATGTCTAATTTGTCAACGTCTGTTATTTCCATTTGTAGTATCTTTTTTAGCTTCTAAAATTAATATCAGTGAATCCAATTTCGTGTTAATATCCGTTGCCCTTTGTACATTTGTTTTCTGTTCAAAAAATAACTCAATTTCCATTTGTGTTGTATCAACCTTCACGCTGTCCTGTAAACAAAATAATATCGGTATGATGAGTAATGCTTTCATTGTTCCATTACATAATCATAAATAGTACCAACCTTTTCTTCAATCTGTTTCAATCTGTAATTCATTAGAGATATATTGGCTTGTTTAATTTCTACCTTTACTTTCTCAAGTTCTGCATTATTCCTTTTAACCTAATCACTCATCAATACAAACTTAGCTCCGAAACCTAATAACATAATCACGAATCCTGCAATGTAAAAATAGTCCTTGTAGTCTTTTATTGTTTTTGCCATTATGCTGCTATTTTAAATTCTTCTTCCTTTCTGCGAATGTTCGGTATTAATAGTAATATAAGCCACATCATTTCTGAAATCACTCCGGCTCCTATTGCATCCATGAATGTTTCTAACCTATCAGTCATATTATCAACATTTGTTTGTGTCATTCCACCTCCTGCGAAGGCTGCTGCTATTTGTTTTGTTGAAAATAATACCGCCCCCCCAACATTACCCGCTAATATATACATATCATCATTTGGCACTCCTGTTGAGCCTCGTACTTCACTAATAACTGAAATACTATTTTTATATAAATTTCTTATATTAGCCCCAGTTCTATTACTTATCCAAAAACCTCTCGAATCTATATTCGCTATATTAAGAGAATTATTATCATTAATTCTCGTATAAACAATATCATTTGACCATCTTGATATTATATATGAATCTCCCCCATCAAGAACTCCTATGTCATATTTGTCTTCAGCTACATTTGTTCTTATATAACAACCAAAACTTGCGCTATTTAAACTTAAATTAATCCCATCAGTATTAGGATTATAATTACTATTCAAATAATCAGCCGCACCGTCACCTGTATAACCACGATCTACCTCAAAGGCAGTTGATGAAACATTCGTTGCATCAAACGTACCGGGATTAATCCAATTTAATAGAGAGGAGTTTTCAGCGTGTGCAGCCAATATGTAAAAGAAGTCTAACAATGTCCAAACACCGTCATCCTTTAATCCCTTTACCAGATTATCAATTAATACTTTTCTGGCATAAGGTGGAGTGGTTCCCATTGCTGCAAAAATAGCACTTGATTCAGCTTGCCATGTATATAAAACAGTCGTTCCGCTTCTTAATACAGTCGAGCCACTTGTTAAAACTGTTTGCCCAAACCCGTTTAACGAAATTAATAACGCTAAAATTAAAATTAGTTTTTTCATATCATTAATGTTGTGAAATTACCATTGAGCCTCCAAGTACCGTAAATTCATCAGCATCTACATCGCTCGTTCCATGTATTTCGACATATTCATTTGTTGCCATTTCAAGAAGCCATGTAAAACCTACACTGTCATCTGTATCAACAGCCGTGAAATCATGTCGATCTTTTATCTCTGTAATTAACGCCCCGTCTTTATACAGTTGAATTTCCACTCTTTGATTAGATTCTTCACCTTCAATATTGATACTAATATTTATTGTAAAATGTTTTGTGTTTGTTCCGGTATACGTTAGTCGCCCGTCATCATGAGTAAAATCATGTAAGTGAGTGCCTGTATAAGCTATTGCACCTTCATTTAACCGCTCATATGTCCCGCCTGTATTTATTGTCATAAGACCGGCTGTTGAAACGTAAGCCATTCCGCCTGACAAAGTGAATGCTATGTCTCCGATCTCATCTGTTGCTAATGTTACAAGCAATCCTGTTGCATCCGGTGAAACAACCTCTGTATCTCCTGTGGCTAAATCTGACACAATAGCTGCCGTTGTTGTGGTTGTTCCCGTTACCGTTACTGCTACAGGAACCGCTTTAAAGAAATTAGTTATACTTATACCACTCGTAGTAGCTGTCTGATCTATAATCAATAAATCAGTAGCCACCGTAGTCGTTGCCCTTGTAAGATCCTCAATCTTCTGTCCACTTACCACCAAGGATCCTGCTATTAATATTAGTAATAAAATTAATTTTTTCATATCATTTCCTTATTTCGTTAAAATAAATTTCCCATCCTTGGTTAATATCGGTATCCCACCTTTAGTCAATATTGCATCTCCAGGTACTCCGTGTGGATTGATAACCGTAGTCACCGCATCACTAATTACATTCCTGGTTACATTCTTTATTAACGGTCTGCGTTTCATCACCAATCAAATCCAAAAGTAAATTCTCCTGAAGTATAATTCTGATCTGCTGCTCCGCTTGAAGCATCTGACTTCACACCAGCTCTCCACGTTACTCCTGCTGCTCCTCCTTCCAATACTTTCCTACAAACATCAGTATATACATCATAATCAGTCCAGTCATCGTCACCAGGACATTTAAACTGCAGAGTTACCCGCATTGATCCTGCCCCTCCGGCAGAACTGAGATCAGTATCCCGAATGGAAAAGAATATATACTCCCTTCCTTTTAGTTGACGAATACCTACTGCGTTAGTAAAATACCCATCACCAGCCGGTTCTTGATGAACCGTTGCATATTCATAATAATCATCTGTTGCTCTACTATTTGCCATTTGTTTATTCCCCCATAAATTTTTCGTATAACGTGCCAGTATTATCAGTAATCTTTTTCTCCTCATCCAATTTCTTCAATACCGTCCGGATAATTTCCAAAGCAGTAATTCCGAAAGTGAAATCCTTTTCTCCGTTATCAGTCCAATTGACTTGTCCTTCTCCTTTTTTATTTAACGATTGAGTTATTCCAAATTTCTTTGTTTCCTTCTCATCAAACGATAACTGTTCTTTCAAGCCTTTAATAATCTTGTATTGTGAGAAATTATTTTCTGATGGTAAAATACTACCTAACATTACACGTTCTAAAACATTTAATTTCATAATTGTAAATTTTTAAGTATGATTAACTAAAAATATATTTCACTAAGTTACCAATGTATCAAATATCGGTATGTAATAAGGTGTTCCTGCTATATCAATTACAATATGCCCGTCGGCTCCCAACCCTGCATCACTTGGAGATGTATCAGGATCAACATCATTTGCTGCTACACATCCTGCCAAGGCATCAAAATCAGCAAAGTTTGTAACACTCGCTGCAGCTGTTATTGATATTACATTAGTGGCCGCACCGGAAACCAACAAGCCGGTCGTTACTGTCCCTGAAATAGTAATAGCAGTCGCAACATCTCCATTATGGTCTACTGCTACCGCTACTCCATTCGAAAACAGATCGGCTTTAAATAATGTAAATTGAGCTTCATTGGAATTTCCTTGAATCCCGTAAAGCTTTCTTGGTACTAAACGTTTCATCGTTTTAATCCTTTCTTTTTAAATTAATAACTCATTTCTAACTTTATTTGTAAACGATGTGTGATTAACACCTTATATTATTACTTACTTGTTCTGCGTCTTGCTGGAGGTGGGCTTGCTTGTCCTCTACCCCTCGGTAATGGAGTATGTCCGCCACGTCCTGCATTTCTTCTGGTTCCTCCGCCTGTACTGTCTCGTTTTGGTGTTCCTACTTTTGTTGCCATAATATTATTAGTTTAAGTATATTTTATAAGTCATAAGTTCTCCATATATAATCGTCAACTTCTCATGCCGTCTAAAACTAATTACAGTTACTTTCCTTATTATATCACTATCTTTTTCTCTTTTATATGATGTAACACATCTACAATTTAGATATGGAAATACAAATGGGAGCTTCCTATTATTATCTGGCTTTCTCATATAACCCTCCTTGCAATTCTTTTCCCTGTTAATTTATGGAAGGCTCCTGACGAGGCATCTGTTTGATCCTTAAAAGTGCTAAATGGAAAATTACGTAGTTCATCCACATACTTATGATTCCAATCAGCCGTTAACATCATTACATTACCATTATTAACCTGCACCGAATACGGATCAGCTCTAAATGCTTTATCACCAGTCGGGCGTTCCAGGAAACAGCTAAACCCAGCCAAGTTACGGATAGTTGATTCAGCAGACTCTTTTCCGCCTGAGCCGGGTTCTTGTTCAATACCGATTTCTACACCTCTACCATCGGCTTCAGCTGTTTGTTTTATAATAGCTTCCCTTTGTTCTGAAGCCCATTGCCCACGTTTTACATCCTCTATTATATAATGGCCATGTATTAGCTTAGACATCTTAACACCTACCGTAAACGCCCCTTTACCATCTGAACCTGCCTTATCCCAATATCTAACCGTATGTACATACTCTACTCTATCAGGTAACCGCTGTACCATCATAAAATGATCTACCTTGAACATCCCTCCTCCAGGTGGTGTTGGTTTCTGTCCTACCTGACCGGCATACCCATATTGTCCTAAGTCCGCCATTGTTTCTTTCAACACATCCCAATCCATACGAACAGGATCCAGTAAATCCTTTTTATAATACTTAATTAATTCCTTTGGTTTAACTTGTTCACGATAATTACGAATTTCACCAGGCAAACTAATATGACGAAGCCTTTTATCTTTCTTATTTAAAAGATGCCCGGTTGGATCATTCTGATGTAGCCGCTGCATAATACCTATTATCGTTGTAACCTTTTTATCTACTTTACGCATTGACAATACATGATCCAGAAAATAATTAGCTGTAGCCATTTTCACTTCACTCACAGCTTCTAAAGGATCAATCAAGTCATCCCATATATTAATATGTCCATGAAATCCAATAGCTGATCCACCAACTGATGTACTGTATCTGTTACCACCTTGTAATACCTGAGGAGTCCGTCCTGGAAATACTTGAACTTCCTTAACTACTTTAAAGTTTCCTTTAGCGTCTTTGTCCTCTTTAATGTGTAATTCCGGGTACACTGCTTTGAATCTATCACTACGTATTAAGTCTCGACTATACTCTGCTGACTCTAATGCTAAAGGAGCTGAATGACTCGCTGTAATGAATCGCATCCTAAACCACTTAGTCCAACACCACACCGGGAACATTATACTAATAGTCATTGTTTTAGTTGTGCCTGGTGGGACATTAAATACAAGGTCATAAAGTTTTGGTAAGTTATTGGCTACTCGGTAAGCTATTTTTTCTAACTCTGGACATAATACTTTTTCTATATGCCAATTTGGTTTAAACTCTTCATTACAAACTTCCGGCCAGAAATATTTAATAAACTCAAATAATGATTCATCATTTATATCCCTTCGAACTTTAAATGGAGACCCCTTTGCTTCCCTGGCTCTCTCCTGTTTTGATTTTACTCGTTCTATTGTATCAATCATTATGAGATGGTAAATATTCCGTGTCTCCGTATTTCTCTAACATACCAAGTTTTTCTATCAGTAACTTTTCTTCCTTTGTAAATCCTGATAAATTAATCTGAGTTAAATTAACTACTGATGGAATTTCATTGTTTATTTCTGCCCATTTTTCCCGTTGACGAATGGTCAACCATTTATTACCGGCATAGGCATTGGGTGGGTAATGTTTTGTTATTTTTGTTTTTACTATCCTTCCATTTACTACTCTAATATCTACATCTGGATGACTATATCCACAAGCTGCTTTATAAAATGCTTCTGCTACTCTTGCATCAGCTTGGTCTTTGCCGGCTTGTAATGCTTCTCTAAATTCAGGTTTTGTACGTTTCCAATAATCAATAGTTTGTACGCTTACATCCATTGATATTGCTATCTGTTCATCTGTTGCTCCATATAGTAAGGCAAATGTAAAAGCCTGACGGATACGATCTTTATTCCATTTTACTGGCTTTTTTGTCCGTTTCATTGCTTTTTTACCAT